GCTGTAAGCGCACCAGGGCATGTGATCGCTGTCGCCGGTATCGACGTGCCAATCATGGCCCTCGGCCTGGCGCTCGACACGGCAATAGGCAGGCGTCTCGATCGACGCGTGCGGCGCTTCCGCCTGCAAGGCATCGATGCAACGCGCAATCAGCGGATGCCCGAAACTGTGTTTTCCAATTTGTAGAGTTGCCGCTTCCTTCGCGGTCATAACGCCTTTAACTAACTTACGCAGCAGTATGAATTTGGGGGAGCCGCGTTCGCCAGCTCCCCCATCTCCATCAATCGACGACGTACAACATCGTCAGTTCGATCGTTCCCGTGCCAGCGGCACCGCCCATGCTTACGGTCACCAGGTAGCCATCCTTATCGGCGTCTACCTCGATGCCCGAACCAAGAGCGAGCGTGTTTGCAACATCTACCTTTTGGGCAGATGTCGAAGCCGCGGCGGCATAGAACTCATCCACGTCGGCAGCAACCGCAGTTCCTGCAGAGGTGTTATAAGCACCATGACCAACCGAGAGGGTTGTCGAAGAACCCATTGCGTCAGCCGCGAGATACCCATGAAGGATACGCGCGCCATCAGGCAAGGCGAACATTTCGATCACGTCACCGCTCGCAAGCGATGCCGCCTCGTAACTGGCATAGGCTACGCGGACGCGGCCAGCCAATTCGTTCGACTTAACGACCTCAGTCGGGTCGTTCTGGGTCAATTTAGTCCGCTGCGCGGAGTATACAGTAGCCATTATCTACCCCCTACTCTGCACATATGATTTCGCAGACTTTTTCCTCTTCCATCCTGGTCACACCTACTGACATGCAGTAGTAGACTTGGGTGGAGTAGGATTTGTCATCACGCTCGCTGATGCGGGCGGTAACGTCTTTACCCACAGCAAGTTTGATCCCGTCTTGCGCCCAGGCAATGCAACGACGTTGCGAGCTGCCATTGACCGCGAGGCGGGTCGTTGTGATGAACTTAAAGCCGACGAATGTGTCGATGTCACCTTGAACAAGCGCTCTTCATACCAGCTACGGCTTTCGCCGCCAGTGTTCAACTGTTTGTGGTCTGGACTATCCCTTGACCGTCGCCCGTAGCGTTACGGTCCTGCCCGTCTAGTCTCTACACCTTCCCCGTTAGGGGCTTGGCTCGGGATTAGCATTTTAAAGCCTTCCCCGAATTTGAGCAGTTTCCGGCCAGGACTTTCACCCTGGCTGGGCAAGATTAGTTTACCGTATTGTAGTCGCTGCTTGTCACGGTGGTGTTGTTGAGCAGGTCTTCGATCTGCTCAGGAGATACCGCGATGTACCGCGGGATCGATGGATCTACCGTGTTGGCATCCAAGATTTTCTTGGCATTGACCAACTTAGCAATCGTCAAACCGGCTGCGGGCGAACCTACAGCAATCTGCTGGCTTGACGGGTGCGCGGTACTAGCACTTCCATCTTTTCCCGTGCTACTGGACGCGAAGGCCGCTGCTACGATTTCGTCATCGATCGCACGTCCCATCGCAGCGGCTGCTGCTTTGGCATATGTGCTTTCGGGCGAAATCAAAGTGCGCACCATATCCTGGTTGTCAATCAGGTCTGCCCATTCATAATCCTGCAACGTGACCATCCGCCTGGAGTGCGGGGTCGTTAGAAGCGGGGTATCCTGGTGTCTCGATGTCCGCTTTCATCACACTACGGCTTTCGCCGCCAACGTAAGGGTACAAGGCATACAACTTGTACAACTTGTATAGGTTGTACCCCATTATGCTTACGCCGTTTGTGCGCTGGACTTTCTCTCCATCTCAATAAAGAGATGCGTGCCGTCAAGTCTCTACACGTTCCCTGTTGCCAGGGCTTCGCTCGGGATCAGGAGACTAAACCCTTCCCCGAATTTGACACGTTACGGCTAGTCGTCGCCGACTAGCTAGGCAAAGTTACTTACCGCGGCAACCGAACCGACCTGATCGAAGAACGCCTTCTCACCAGTTACGCTCTCTTCGTCAACTGCCGAACGCAACAGACTTCCCATCTGTTGGCTCAACATATGGACGTTTGAGCTAAACTGATTTACGAAGGCTGTAGTAATTTGCGTACTCATACAAATTATCCTTCATTATCAGAGGGTTAAAGGGGGTTGCGGCCGGTTATCCAGCATCGAGCTGGGCCAAAGTCCTACGCGTTAGGCGCGCTAATCCGATCGACTTACGATCCTGCACCAGGGGCTTTCGCTTATCCTGGTAACGCTAACCACTACTCAGGGTGAGCGTATTCTCTAAGCCGCAGCGCTTCCTCGACGAGGTGCATGTGCTGCGGATGTCTTTTGTCCCAGTACGGGCTATTCGGCGCGGTGATCTCTGCGATCCGGCGCATAGCCTCGTCTGGTGTGAATGCTGTCTCTGTTGTGTCGCCTTGCATCGTGTCTTCGCTGATCTGGTCAGCGAGCGATGCAAACATCTTTACGATCGCGGGATGGTCGCCGAGTTTCCTGCCGTCTGCCAGGGTAACATCGTCAAACATTTCGGTGCTGCCCAGGAGCGCGTTTGCCGCGCGCTTTGCGCTCTCCGCTTTCTGATCGAAAGCTCTGCCCCATTCCTGCCTTAATTCCTGCAGGCCGTCCTCGGTTGACTGAGCTGCGGCGTCTTCCTGCGCCTGGTTGCCGCGTGTTTCCACCTCGGTATACCAATCAAGCAATGACTGCGCCTGCTGCGTATTTAGACCAGCAGCGTGGACTGCTTCGGCATACTCTCCGATCAGCGGGCTGTCGCCTTCGCCATAGTTCAGCTCGTAACCGTCAGCCGCCTCGGGCCGACCAAGCTTGCCGTACACTTCCGCCCAATCGTCGGGGCTTGCATGCTTTCCAGGGATCGCGACTTTGTCTGCGCCGATCATCGATTGCACGTTGATGTAGCTCTTCGCCAGACCTTCTATGTCGTTAAATTTTAGAAGGCTGGCATTCATCTTCAAATCATCTGATAGACCGTCTCTCCAGCTTTCTGGAGCTGCCGTTTCTACAGGCTGCGATTGTGGCGCTTCTTCCGCCGTCGCAGTTGTCTGTTCTTCAGCCATCGAGGTCTTCTCCTTCATCCAGTTTGCGGTCAGGGTTAATCATTCGCTCGATCGTCAGCACGACCGATCGCTGGCCTTCAAGGAAGGCGCTTTCATGCGGGTCGCCTGCGACGAAGGTCGGGCTATTCATGTGGAACCTGGCGCGCAGATCATCCATGACGGTCTTGCCGTCGTCCGATCCGAATACGAAACGATACGCTGCGATCAGGTCACTCAGCGGCGGCAAGTTCCTGCTCACCTATATTTGCGACTTCGCGGAGGGCTGGCGCGGCCTGACCTGCTGCCTGTGCAGCCTGCATGGCTTGCTGCATTTCCTGTTCCTCAGCCATCTGCTGCTCACGCTGCTGCTGCGCAAGTGCGACCTCTGCATCGGAGCGTCGGACCTTGGCAGGCACGACCAGGGTGTCGAGCAGGTGATCGATAAGACCCTTCGGATCTATATGATCCATGACCGGCGCGATCTGGCCTACCTGGCTCATCACTTCCAGTGCACGCATGATCGACTGCAGGTCGGTTTGCTTGTGCGCCTTGGCAAGCGGGCTCACATACTGGATCTCGATCTCCTCGCCTTGCATCTCTTCTGGTGCTGCTTCGAACATTCCGCGGCGGTTCATCAGCGCGAACGACCGATTTATCAGTGGTTGAAGCAGCTCTGCTTGAAGCCTGCCCATCACAGGGCCGATCAGGCGCATCCGCTCTTCATTTTCCTGCAATACCTGGGTGGCCGTTTTGCGTGGACCGTCTTGGGCCGAGAGGAGCTGATCGACATAAAAAGCCGACCGGATCGCCTGGCGTCTTTGCTCTTCCATGTTAAGCGCGATCGGTATGGAGCTGCCGGTCACCAGCGGCTCGATGCGGTCGCGTGTGCCGCTGCGGTAGTAGTTAATGCCGCCAGGCCGCGTGCGGATCGGGCTGATCATGCCATCGTCTGGCACCATGAGAGGCGGATTGATCTGCACCTGCGCGGCGCGGATCGTCGTCTCGCTCATCTTGTTGAGCATCTTAATATCGCTGAGGCAGCTCATCGCGGGACTTCGACCGTATGTGCTCACCGAATCCTTCAAGAACCTGGGCGTCATAAACGCCTGTTCATGGTAGCCGGATTCCTTCAGCAGCGTCTTCGTATCAGGGTCGAAGTAGATGCTCGCGATCGGCATATTCTCCTGGCCGATCTTGCCGACATCGCGCTCCTCGCGTGGCATCATTACATGCACGACTTCGAACATGTCGAAGGGATCTTTCTCCAGCGCCTTGGCGACACGGCTCGGCAGGGCTTCCTCACCGAACTGATCGGCCCAGG